GAATTGCTCTAATTGTCTTATGCAAAGCACTTTCAGTATCTAACATTTCAATGAACTTATCTACTCTTTTACTGTGATTCCCTTTAGTATTAGATTCTGATAACATTTGTTTTAGTTCTCCAATGAAATGATCAATAGCTTGTCTTGCAGAGCCTGAATGTAAATGCTTGAGCAATGCCAACAATACATCATTGTCTACTAATGCTTTTACTCTTTCATTAGGTATTTCAGATGTATAATCTATTTGTTCAACTGGTTCACTTACTGGTCCTCCATTTAATTCGCCATTGCCTTTTAGTTCATTAGCTCCTTGAATGTCAAACTTTTTAGTTATTGCTTCTTTGTCTTTATTACTTAAATAATCATTTGAATTTGTCATGATTTCTTATAATTTAAAGTGTTATTAATTGAGTGTTAAAATGCAAATTTCTCTATATTACTAATGATATAATATATATGTATCTATTTATAGTTATACTTATATTAAATAAACTATCTATTCATATATATTCTATAATGACCTAGTCACATTAGTATAAAAAAAGAGGTAAAACATAGGTATATGCATACACTTGCAGAGACAAGAGCGTTCACAATATCATGAGTGTATCTCAATCAATCTAGCTCTAGTCTCATGCAATAGCATACAAGTTCATAATAGTCGCCTAGCGACTACTACGGAAAATTAAACAAGGTGTTAAACCTTGCTTATTTCTCCATCTATGATCTCTACAGGTATTCCCTTGTATTCATAGTCTTTACCTTTCTTGGTACAGACACCTTGCAGGAATGCTGCATAAGCCCATTTACGAGTTATTCCAATATCTTTACCATCTTCATCTTGCTCCATAATGGAGAATTGAACGGTTCCAATCTTTGGATCTCTACGAAGAGTACCAAATGATACATTCTCTAATTTGCCTTTGGCATTAAAGCCAATTAAGCTGAAAGAGTCTTTGTTCAGCATTAAACCTTTACTTGCTTCAAGTAAAGTAGCACTAATTGTGTTGTTGTTCATGGTTTTTATTATTGTTTTTAAATTAATAATGATTTATATGTGACAAAGTTGGGGGAGACGCAGTAGAGTATGTTGCACATCTATCGTTACAAAAAAAAATTTTATATTTGACACATGGATAAATTTACTGTTCTCTCAATTGACCTCGATTACATAATGGAGCCATGCATCGAGTTATACAATGACATCATAGATAATGATCTCCCAATGGACTCAAAGAAGAACTGCTGGGCGATGCTTAACAAGTTTCGTAAGATTGACCAGATTGCTTCTGTCAATAATAAGAATGTCATTAATTTGTTTAATGCGTTTCACAGGTATTTGTATAATGTAAAACCTGAGAACATATCATTCTCCAATCACCATAATAAAATCATGGATAGACTCATGATGGAGGGGGGATCTGGAAAGAAGATAGATCTGTTCAATATAGATCATCATCATGACATCCATTACAATGAGGAGCAGACCGAGGAGGTTGATCTCCAGGACACAGCCGGGGTGGGGAATTGGGTTTGGCTTCTTGATAAGTTTAATTACCTGGACAGATATGTTTGGATCAAGAATGAGAACTCAATGTTGTTTGATCCAGTAAATGAATTTGTTAATGCCGAGGGGGAGAATGTAAAGGTAGCGAGGAATCTGTCTTGTAGGTTTATTGAAACTTTAGAGCATCACTTATTACCTGAAAAAGTTGATTACTTATTTGTTTGTGCTTCTGACATGTGGATGCCAGAGAAGTTCAGACACTACTTTAATTTGATGTTATCGGCAGCCAATAATTATCATAACACGATTTACCAGGTTCACAACCCAGATACATATAAGTACAAACTAGAGAAAGAGAAAGTATGAAAGATGAAGACCACATTTTTATTTATGGCAATGTACCATCAAGCAAGAATAGCAAAAGATGGACAGGCAAAATATTAATTAATTCAAAAGTTACCCAGAGGTACATTAAGTCAACTTCAATGCAGTATACAATTTATAAAAATAAATTTCTATCTTTGCTTAAAGGAGAGTTAAAACCCTATACGATATCATTTAAGTTTATTAGGGGGAGTAAACACAAGTTTGATTATGTTAATCCTTTGCAGACCGTTCAAGATTTGATGGTTAAAAATGGATGGATTGACGATGATAATGCAGATGAGATTATTCCTGTTTTTGATACTTATGAGTATGATAAAAAAGATCCTGGGGTTATTATAAAAGTTATTAAACAGAATAAGAATGGAAAAGAATCCGAACAAGTATTGGATAAGAACCGGAGTGGAAGTAGCTCACAAAGATCAACCAAGTCGAAAAATGATAGTGGAGCGAATTGTGAAGAAGAAGGTAGACAAGAAAGACGAGAAGGGAAACATGATTCAGAAAACATTTATTGTCGGTGTAAATTGTCATTGGCTGACAAATAGCGGTGATTATGGAAAAGGGCAATTTCTAACTACTGAGCTTATGCCATTTGATTTGGGCATAGAGGAAGTTGTAAGATGATGTTTGAATTACATAATGGAATAGTAACAATGACGGAGGAAGCTCAGGGAATACCAGAGTTTGCTGATTTGAAGAAAAGAAAAAGTAGCGAAAAGATTATAACATACTTATTTTTCGTTCACGGAAAAAAGTCGCCATATGCGAATCTTTTCGATTTAGATAGAAAGAAGATAGTATCTACTGATAGATTGGGAGGAGATCCCTTAGAATACGAGAAACTAGAAGCCTTGAAAGGCGTTAAACAAGCAGTAGACAAATATTTGATGTTACAATACACACCAAAAGAACAGCTTTTAGCTGGAGTTAAAAGAAAGGTGGCTGAGTATTTAGAGTTCTGGGACCAGACTCATATCGACAAAGACAATCATAAGATTGTGTCGGAGAGCCTAGAAGGAGCAAACAAATTACTTAGACTCCAAAAAGAATTAGAACAGCAGGTAAACGAAGAGGCTGCACAGAGCAAAATAGTTGGGGGTGGTAAAACAAATTTATTTGAAAACTAATGGCTAAAGATAAAGAACCAAATAGTAGCTCAACTGATAAGGATATTGAAATAGAATATAATTATGTTGACAAGAATATGGAAGAATTTGGACCATTAGATATCTATGATGAGCTAGAAGAGGTTCAAAAAAAAATTCAATTGCTAACTAAAAAAATAAAATTCGATGGCACTAACTGATCCAGGACACACCATAACAGGGAATAAATTGTTTTCCCAGAGTAGACCTCATGTAATCGTTGGAGGAAAGCCTACTCATAACAGACTTAACAATTCTATTTTTACAACTAGGACACAAATACAAAGATCATTGTTTACTTCGGATGATGTGTTTCCTCAGACCTTTAGAGCTGGCGGAAGACAGGATCCTTATGGTCTTGCGTGTTGTGCAGCAGGTAAAACGAATGCTACAAATGAAGCATACGATAATCGTCAAACCCATTTTGATTATCCTTACAGGAATAAAGGAGCTAACTTCTTTTCTGGAAGTCCCAGTAATGGAAATCAACTTGATCAATGTTGTGAATAATGAAAGCAATTATAGACAAATTTACAGGCAGATTTATTAGTAGGAAATTTCTTGCTTGGATCGTTGCTACAGTACTTTGCTATGTTGGACATGTAACTTCAGGGGACTGGATTACTCTTACAATTGTCTATATAGGTACGCAAGGAGCTGTTGATGCTGTAATGAAGATAAAGGGACTGAAGCATTGAAGATACGCTACTGGTTAGAGTATTTTTCAATAACAGTCCTTTTAAAGTTTATGCAAGGCATAGACAAAGTAAGAGAAAGAATTAAAAGAAAAAAGAAATGAGCAACTCAATATTAGAATTGATAAGTAGCTGGCTAACAAAAGAGCCTTCAGAGAAAAAAATTGAAAAAGAAATAATTAAAGTAGAAGAAAAGATCAAAACTGAAGAAGAAATAAAGAAGCCAGAAGGTCGATATCTTTGGATATTAGACAATGGACATGGAAGAGATACTAAGGGTAAAAGATCCCCTAAAGGTCCAGATGGCAAAACCGTACTATTTGAGTACGAATACAATAGAGATATTGTATCTAGATTGGCATTTTTATTAACTAGGGCTGGAGTACAGAATCATATACTCGTTCCTGACCTTAATGATATGTCATTAAAGAATAGAGTTTCTATTGCGAACAATATGAAGTCGGAAATTCCGAAGATTTATGTCAGCGTACATGGTAATGCTGGTGGAACAAAGTTAAAAAATGGATGGTACTCAGGACATGGTATTTCTACTTACTCGTTTAACGGATCTGTTAGGAGTAAAAACCTTGCCAGGGTATTTCAAACATCTCTTATTAGGCAGATGAATCCATATGAAGATCATCCTGTAAAGGATAGAGGAATAAAAGAATCTGGATTTTATGTATTGAAATTTACAAAGATGCCAGCCGTTCTTACAGAAAATGGTTTTTTTACTAATAAAAGAGAGTGCTACTGGATGCTAACAAATAAGTGGAGGCATGGAGTAGCTGAAGCTCACTATAAAGCAATCAGAGCAATTGAAGAATCTGGTATATAGTATACTAATAGGTGTTCTCCTTTCTGGATGCTGTACTTCACAAAAGACAGCAACAAGGAAAATGAATAGAATGATTGACTGCAATCCTTCTTTACTTCAGAAAGATACTATAATAGTTAGAGATTCAATATTAGTTTTAGACACCATTATAGTAGATAACTCGTCAATAGATACTAATTTTGCAGAAGGTTCTGATACTATTATTATAGAAAATGATAGAGTTAGAATTGAGTATATTAAAATAGATAGTATTATCTATTTAAAGGGAACTGTCAAGGCAGACACTATTTATAGAGAGAAGAAAATCTATATAGAAAAAAAGATCCCAGTAGAAAAAATTATTATTAAAAAGCCTACGATAGCTGAAGAATTAGGTAGATTTGGAAAATTAATGCTAATTTTATTATTAATAGCATTGGGGATATATTTAAGTTGGAGAGTTATTAAAAAATTTATATTATGAGCGAAAGCAATAAACAGCTATTTGACCTAAAGTTTCTAGTCACTATAGGTGCAATAATCGCTACGCTGGGAGGATTTTATTTTACTACATCATATAGAATTGAAAAACTCGAAGTGAAGGTGGAAAAAATGGAAACTCTTGGAGTTAGTGTTGTTAGACTAGAAGAACAAATTAAAATAATCTCAAAACAAAATGATGAAATCTATAAAATACTTATTAATCTTAACCGTGATTAGTGCATGTAATTCCGATTTTTCTAAATGTGAATCAGATGATTCTGACTCAATTCAGGGAGATACGATTTTTGTTAAGGATTCTTTACAATCAGACACGATAGTACTTATTGATACTATCAAAGAAGAGAAGAAGATAGCTGAGCCTTTAAAAAAGATTTAGCTCCCAGAGATCTACAGGAACAAATGGTAGACATAGAGTTTCAGCAAGATTCTATTTGTAGCCTACTTAAAAGGCTCAAAAAGAAGATGAGAAAAAAAGATAGAAAGAAAAACAAAAATAAGAAATAGGGATGTACATCAACACAGAATTATTCTCACCTGTCGTTAGAGACGGGTTATGCAAGGCACATCCTGCATCCTATGAATATAGAGATTGGTGGGATGATCAAAGGCGTAAATGTTTAGAGGGTTATTCTGTTGGAAGTGTTAAAATTACTGGAGATTTCTATTGGTATCTTAATTTTTGGAAGATTAGAGGAGAAGATAAAGTTACAGGAAGGAAGACTCTAATTTCTCCCAGGTTCATTGATATGGATAAAGATTTCTTTGATGAGTTTCAAAGAGCAAAAGATCTTGGGAAGAATATGCTTGTAGCTAAAAGAAGACAAGTAGGTTTTTCTGAAAAGACTGCAGCTTTGATTGGAAAGGAATTTTCTCTACACAAACATTCACAATCTATAATAACTGCTGGAGAAGAGAAGTATGGACTAATGACAATGAGAATGGTTCTCAGAGGACTTAACTCATTAAGGGATACTGAATTCTATAAAAGAAGAAATCCGGATACTTCTGAATATTGCATGGCAAGATATAAGGAGATAATAGATGGACAACAAGTTTGGAAAGGATATCAAAGTGAGATCTATAATATAACATCTAAAAACAATCCACAAGCTACAATTGGTAAATCCCCATCATTCATTATGTTTGAGGAGGCTGGTAGATTTGGAGGATTAATTGATGCATATAAATATATCCAACCTGCACTTGAGGTTAATAATAAGAAAACTGGTATTGCATTATTTGTAGGAACTGGTGGAGATATGGAGAAAGGAGCAGCAGAATTTGCAGAGATGTTCTGGAATCCAGAAGCTTATGATCTTCTTGAATATAGCAACAAGTGGGAAGAGAATGACTCTAGAAAGTGTTGTTACTTTGTTCCAGGATACAAATTCAATGTTATAGATAAAGAGGGAAACTCTTTAAAAGAACCTTCACTAGAGCTCATCCAAAAGAAACGAGATGCAGCTAGAAAATCAAAAAAACTTAATTCTTATCTTACTGAAATTACTCAGATGCCGTTAACTCCGGATGAGTGTTTCTTAGTTGTTAGCGGTAATGTATTTAATACAGAGAAGCTTAACGACCAACTTAGGCTGATTAAACAATCACCGAAGAACGATAAGTTATTGCAAACTGGTCACCTTGATTGGGTTAGAGATGGAAAAGAAAACATTACAGGAGTAGAATGGTTTCCAGCAGCAAATGGAGTTTTTAATATTGTTGAACACCCAGAATTAGATGAAAATGACAAACAATATGTTAATTTGTATGTCGCAGGCACGGATAGCTATGATCGTGATATAGCTGGATCTTCGCCTTCGCTAGGAAGTTGTAGTGTCTTTAAGAGATTTAAAGATGCAGACTCAACAGCAAATATGTTTGTAGCTAGACTAACAGTAAGACCAAGAACAGCTAATGAGTTTTACGAAATGACTGCTAAGCTATGTATGTATTATAATGCTCAAAATTTGATTGAATATTCAAATCTGGGCATTTTTACTTGGTACGAGTATCATAATATGACATTCCTACTTAAAGAAAGACCTCGTGTTGCTTATTCAAATGTAAAAAGAAGCGTTGTCCAAAACAAATGGGGTGTAGATCCCTCTACTAAAGAATACTGGATAACTAAACTTCGAGATTATATTGAAGAGAATGCTCATAAGATATGGGATGCTCATATGCTTGAAAGATTTATAAAGTATAGAGAGGAAAAGGATTACAATTGTGACATCACAATAGCTGCAGCATTAGGTGTTGTTCACAACATTGATAACTTAAAAATCAAAACAAGATCTACTGAGATTGAAAAATTTGAATTCTTTTCTTATCAAAGTAACAAAAAAGGAAAAATTTTGTATAACTGGGAAAAAGTATAGATTATGCCGTTACCAACTCAAAACATACCAGAATCAGAAAAAGACAAGCTTTGGGCTAAGAAATGTGTCCAATCTATTGTTTGGATGTCATTAGGTTCTAGGAATATGAAATTTAAAGATAAGTTTTGTTACGATCTTTATAATGGAATCTTTGATGAGAATGATTTTGACTATTTAAGAAAAGTAGATCAGTATGAGTATCCAGCAAAAATAAGATTCATTCCACTCCTAAGACCTAAAATGGATCTGCTTCGTGGAGAAGAATCAAGAAGACCATTAAACTTCAGAGTTTTCACATGCGATACTACATCGTTACAATCAAAAGAAGACTACAAGGTAAAACAATATATGTCTCTTATTAAAAGAAAGTTAGATGAAAAGAGATTATTTGTTCAAAGTAAAATGCAAGAGCTTCAAAAAGCTAAAGATTTAATAGCCCAGGCAGAACAGAAAGCTGCTCAACAGCAAGAAGAACAAAATCCTGATTCTGCTAATACTATGCAAGCTCCCCCTCCTCAAGTTCCGCAGGATATAAAAAATCAAATTGAACTTGCAATGTCTCAAACAGCTATTGAGCAAATGGTAACACAAACAGATTTAATAGAAGCTGATAAGTATATGAAGTATGATTATCGTGACTTTTTAGAAACTGTTACTGAGAAAGGATTAAAGTATCTTATCACTAAATATAATTTAAGAGATTTGTTTAGCCTGGCGTTTGAAGATAAGTTATGTACAGATAAAGAAATATTTCATGTCGATTATAGTCAGGGAGATCCAGATCCATTAGTTAGGAAGGTTAATCCATTAACATTTTATTATTCTGCTGATGATGAAGCTAATTGGTTGTCAGAATGCCAATGGGCTATGGAAGAAAGATATATGACTATAAATCAAATAGTTGATGAATTTAAAAGAGATCTTGAGCCAGGACAAATGGAGGAGCTAAACAACTTGGCTAAAAATATGGGATATACGGATGATTGGAATTCCGGTATCTATGATAATTCAACAGATGAATGTAAATCTCTTTATGCTGGATCTACCGATGTAGCTAATAAGATTCGTGTATGTCAAGCTAGTTGGAAGTCAATAAGAGCAATACGATTTAAAAAATCTAAAAATAAATATGGAGGAAAGGATTTTACTAAATGGCTTAACGATGATGATAAAATTGGATCTGATGATAAGTCAGATGTAAAGTTCGTTAATGATATTTGGGAAGGAATTCAAATAGGAGAAGGGATCTTCATAAGATTAAGGAAAAAGAAATATCAGCTAAGAAGTGTCGATAAGTATGGTTCAGTAGATCTTCCATATGTCGGAATAGCCTTTAACTTTATTAATAGAAAACCATATTCCCTTATGTGGGCAGCTAAAGATATTCAGATACTTTATAACATCATACACTATCAAAAGGAACTTTGGCTATCTCTTTCTGGAGTAAAAGGATTTATCATGGACAAATCTCAATTACCAGAAGGAATGTCTATGAAAGAATGGATCTATCAAAGAAAAATTGGTATTGGCTGGATAGAATCGGTTAAAGAAGGTATGGTCAGACAGCCTACATTTAACCAGTTCCAGCAATACGATGATACTGTAACACCTGCTATACAATATCTTGTAAGCATTCTTCAACACTTAGAAGAGCTTGCATCTCAAATAACTGGAGTATCCAGGCAACGACAAGGGACCATTGTTCCTACTGACCAAGTTGGTACAGCAGAAGCTGCTATTGGTCAATCAGCATTAGTTACTGAAATAATTTATAAAGATCATGAAAGAGTAATATCTCGTGTTCTTACTAGATTAGTTAATCTATGCAAGATAGCCTGGAAGAATGGTAAAAGAGGTTCTTATGTTTTAGGAGATCTTGGTCAAGAGATTCTTAAGATAGATAAAGGTCAAATGAGTAAAGCTGATTATGAAACATTTGTAGGAGACGGAGGAAAGGTAGACCAATCTATAAAAGAGCTTAAGCAAATGGCTGCTCAGGAATATGGAAAAGGAATGATGAATATGACTGAAATTCTTCAAATCTATAATATAGATAACCTAAAAGAATTAGAAAAGTCATTAGAATACTATTCAGAATTAGCTAATCAAAGACAAGAACAATCTCAAGAGAGTGCTCAGCAAGCTGAAGTTCAAAAAGCTCAAATGGATATGCAATTTAAGCAAATGGCACAACAGCAAGAATCTGAATTCAAAGCATTGGCACAAAGATTAGATCAAGCTAAACATCAGTTTGAGATGGAGAAATTTGGTCAAGAACAAGCATGGAAGCAACAAGAAGCAGGTATGAAATATGGTCTTGATGATCAAACAAATCTTAGAGATAATGAAACATCTATGGAGGAAACTAAAATTGACGCTCAAGTTGAAATGGCGTACCTGGATCAAAAAGTTCAAGAAGCTAAATCAGATCACAAGCTTAAAGTAATGGAGCTTGCTATTGATTCTGCTGGAGGCGGAAAGCCAAAACAAACCGGAGGAGAAAATAAAAAATCAACTGGTAGCTTAGGAAACAAAGAGAAGATTAAAGATTAATGAATGAAACAGATGAGGATAGCGTTATAGTAATAGCTAATGATAATTTTTTAATAAGGCAGTTAGTAAGAAAATATTATAATTGTGGATGGGTATTTGGAAAAGGAATTATAACTGTAATTTGTGATGGAGAAAAATTTTATATTGATTTATCAAAACTTACAAAAAAGGAAATAAAAGAAATAAAGGAATTTAAACTCAATGGGACTGATTGATAGAATAAAACATTTTGCATTAGGAGGTAGCATTTCAGATAATCCTACGACACCCCCAGAGGAGGAAGTAACTGAGACTGAAGTAGATACACAGAGACTAGGATCTGACATAATGAATGAGTATTTAGGATTTCTTGACGGAATGGAGAAAGATTTGTATCTTTCGGATTTACTTGTGTTTCGTTCAAAGAAAGAAATGATGAAGGATTTTAATCTAAAAAACGATATTCCTGATGAAAATGAGGAAGCTATGCAGTTAGCTATGGAGTCTGGATTCTATGAACAATTAAGTAAAAAACCATATTATGAAAAACTTCCTTTTAAAAAGGATTTACTTAAATGGTTACCAGATGTTCAATCTTTACATGATTTTAAGATTGGATTAAATTTAAATCCTAAAACTCTTACTGGAGGAGTTGATGTTTCTGGTACAAAAGAAATAAATGATAATATTAGTATTGGAGGAAATATAAATTTAGGAATTTCAAAAGATAATATAAAACCAAGTGGTAGTTTTAAACTGATAAAAAAAATAAAGTAATGGCTGTTAAAAAGAAAAAATTAAAATACAAAGGATTACTTAAACCAAAAGTTCCTCAATCAGACAAATATGTACAAGGAGATTCTAAAACCTCCAG